GCCTTTGGTAGGCAACAACCAAAATGCATCCCAAGCACCCGGTAACGAAGAGAACTCTGCTCGTATCTCGAAGTAACCGTATTCCTGCGCGAAAGTTGCCTGCGTAGTTATCAGTCCGGACTCCCAGCTTCCGGGGACTCCGAAAGGAGTACGATCCGGAACAGCCGCAATTGAAAGCACCCCTTGAGAAACGGAGAATGGATCGTATCCTGAGCTAGGATCGACGAACGAGCTGGTGCCGAATCCAACGTCGGACGCTGCGTCGCCGCGCCATTCGGACCTGGTGTCCGCCCATTTCGTCCCGGCGCCAGTAAGTGAAATGCTCCTTGAATCAAATTCATCGTCAAACGTTAGCTTGTAACCGCTAAGATCGATCATCGAAATGCTCCGCCAACAAGGCCATTGAGCGGTGAAGGGAATATCCGGGCGAGGAACGAACGCTTCGAAGTTGTTGCGCTCAAAGCTTCAGATCGTTGTCGCGATGTATTGATCGTTGGACGTCTCGGACGATCAGAATAAGGTCCGGGTCAGACAGCTCACACGGATCTGATAGTCCTTTCCGAGATGCGCGGGCTCGCATTTAGTAGGGAGTATCACCACGGCCTTTCTCGACTATACGCCCTTCATGGCTGGAAGTGCATGGTGACGGAAATGAATTGCTGCACTAATTTTGGGCGATCATTGGGAGGCTGGGGACGGTGATCGCACGCCTTGGATCATGGCTGCGTCAACCTTGGAGTCACACCAGTGTTGTGGACTTAGAGCATGGACCTTGCGTCCGTTAAATAAACATACTCACCTGATGCGGCGCCGCATGCCGGTGGAAGGCTGCAATGTGAGCTGCGGCCCGCTCGATGCATCTAGCAGGGTGCCATGCCATTCGGGGGTTAGTGTTGGTCGGCAAGGTGGTTGCGCGAGCGGTTAGCCGTCGCGGCGCGTTGATGATTGGCCTAATCATCCGCAGCCGGGCCAAGCCAGGACTAGCTGTCGATCCGCGTGCGCCATCACTCTTTTCCGCATCCTGGGGAGCAACAGGAGCAGCTGCGGCTGGCGCTTGCCGCTGGCGTGCCTGATACGCCACGGAGCTATAGCCGACCCGTCCAATGTTGCGGGTCCTGATTCGATTGTGCGCGCAGCAGAATGTATTGGTCGAAAGCTTCATTGAAGCCGAGAATGGCCGTACTCAGATTGTCGAGAACAATAATAGCTCTTCCTTCTCGTACGAGCAGAACAAGGTGGTGTTCTCCGGTTGCGCGAATACCAACCTCGGCCAGAAGAAGAGACGAACTCGGCCAGCCTGCTCGCAGCAGCAGATGGCGCTTTGTAACAGCATAGTCTCCGCAGTTCCCTTCATGAGGAAAGACCTGCCAGTCATAGTCGTTCCGGCTGGCCGATAGCGTCTTTGGTACGATACTGAAATTGACAACCGAATTGATCTGGTTGAGCTCTCGCCATCGCTGACCACGAGACCGGAAATCTGTGATCCGGAGATCGCGGTGTTGCTGGCAATCTTCGGGATATCGGGCGCAGAATAGCGCGAACGAAAGGGGAGGGATGACCCCCTGCGTGTCGAAGCTGGAATAGGCGGGCTGGCAGCAAGCGCAAAACATCATGGCCAGCATGCACAGAGCACGTCTGATCATCGCAATTAGCCTGACAAAACATCTATGAGCCAGATTGTATTGCGGTGCAGAAAAAAGGCCATGACAATTGTGCGGCAATTGGTGCCTAAGCGCGAAGCGTCGCTGCCATCTTCGCTGGCAGTCCCACGAGGAATAGGCGAGTGGGCGTCCGCAATCGCTCCTGCCAATGCCGCCTGGCCATGCCCGCGCTGACGTAGCGGGTCTGGTCGAAAAGCGAGTCTTCTATCTCCCGGAAAAAGCCCGGAAGTCGCGGGCTATATAGCGGCAAGGTCCCGCTACACGAGCCGGCACCTGATGCGCAGGTTCAATGCATGGCGGTTTGGCAAGGAGCATCAACAGCAAAAGACCCCGCAGATTTTTGGCTTAGTGCCAAACCGATTGTCAAGTTTCTGCTTTGGATAAACGCGGCCTGTGGCTGCCCAGGTAGCGCTGGGTCCTGATTTCCCGGAGCAGCAGGGCGCGCTTGGTCTGTGCGGCATTGAGTAGACCCTCAAACAGGATGAACAGCTCGCGCGCCTGGGCGTGGACTTCGACGTTGATGGCGTGATGATCGAAGCCGTAGGACGACAGCCGGGCTTCGATTTCGTCGGCAGCGACGGGGTCGCGCCGCCAGCTCACGGCGTTCTGCAGGGTATAGTACTCGGCCTCGTCCGCGAAGTCGGGCGCGATGCCGACCAGGTCGATCCGGCGCAAGGCCGCTGCGATCGCCTGTTGGCGCTGAGTCTTCAGCAGCTGGTAGCGCAAAGATCGGTAGCGCTGGATCTCCCAGGATAGTTCGGCGATATCGACCGCGAGCAGCCATTCGATCGTGGCTCGCGGCGCGAGGTCGGCAAAGATCGCTTGCCGCAGCGCCTGATAGTGCTCGCGGCTCTCACCGGGCAACAGCAGGGGAGGCGGCACCAACATTTCGAGCTCAGCCGGCAGGACGTTGACGGTGGGCTGCTGTTCGGTCTTGAAAGGGCCGTTCATCGCTGTCTCGCCTCCGAAGCGACGTGTGCGGACATGCTGCTGTCGACGATCGTTGCCGCGCAGGCGATTCCGTGCACGGGGCTTGCCGCCCACAAGTCGTGCGCAATCGGCAATGGCGCGATCTGCATATCGGCCCACCAGGCTCGCTCGTTGCCGTGCCGGTGCAGGTCCTGGTGATGGGTGCGGCACAGCGGCACGATGAACTCGTCGCTGACCTTGCGGCCGAGGGATCGCGGTTGGGCGAACTTCAGGTGATGCGGATCGGACGGAGTCTGCTGGCAGACCAGGCAGGGCTGTCCGCGCACAAACAGCCGGTGATCTTTGCTGCGCTTGCGCGGCGGCTCCTTGGGGAAGGCAAGCCCGGGTGTCGCATGCGCGTCGGGTGCCGTGCTTGCCGAGGTGGCCGGACCCGGTGCGGGGACCAGGCTCGGCGCGCCATCTGCGGCGCGCGCTGCCTCTGCAAGGCTGATCGCGGGAGCTTGCGCGAGCGCCGTTTGGAAGGCGGCCTCGACCAGTCGGGCGTCCCCCTCGCGCAGCGTGTTCTTGATGGGCAGGCTGACCTTGGCCCAGGCCAGCAAGTCCTCGGCCTCGTGCAGGGCTGCGAGCTGGTGCAACAGCTGCTCCCGGAGCTCGGCGGACTCTTGCGGCCCCAGCACCGGCGCGCGATTGAGAACACCGTTGGTAGCCTTGGCTTTCGTAGCAGAGGCTGCGTGCGGCGCCGCGGGCGGGGCGGCGACCGCATCGGGGGCATCGAGATCATCGTCGCCGGTAATCCCGACCAGGGCGAACAGGGCATAGCGGCGGGCATAGGTCAGCGCCGCGCCCATCCGATGCGGCGCCTCGACGTCCTTGAGTGCGCAGACCGGCCACTCCGAGGAGATCCACTCGCCGGAGGCATGGGCGAGCAGAGTGGTGAGGTAAATGGTGCCGGTCGCGGTCTCGACGCGGGTGGTCTGGATGGTGGCGATCTCCTGCTGGCTCAGGGTCTTGCGCACGATGTCGAGGCCGCTCGCCAGCGAGGCGTAGCGAAAGGTGCGGTCGTCATCGCGCAGAAATGGCGAGCGGATCATCGCGGTCAGGGTTTTCCCCGGGTTGGTCAGTTCGGCCTGGGCGCGGGCCAGCGCGGCGGCGATCGCACCGATATGCTCACTGGCCTGGTGCATGGATGCCCTCCATCTCAACCGGATCAAAGCTGATGGCGCCGGATTTGGCGCGCTTGGCGCGGATGCCGTGGCCGATCGCCTCCTTGGCGTCCTCGGGCATCAGCTTCTTTAGCTCCGCTTTGACGAACTCGTGCTCGCTATGGGCGGCGCGGGTGCGCAAGTAGGTCGCCGCGCAGTCGGCCCACAGATTGGACGCGGTCATGTCGACGACCTTGATGGCGGCCAATCGTGGCCGTGGCGGCTCGATGTTGAACAGGGCCGGCGGCTCGCCGCTTTGCACGCAGCGCCAGAACTTCTTCTCTGCCGTGAGCAGCAGGTGCTGGTAGAGCGGATCGGCGTGGAGGGTGAGCTCCACCCATTTGCCGCCGCCGGTGATGATCGACAGCACGGCCGCGCGCGCCGCGATCACCCACATGTTGTGCTGCAGCTGCGCCATGTGCTTGTCGGCCGCGGCCTCCTCGGTGAACGCCCACGGCAGCGTGAACTTGGCTTCGAACACCGCGCCAGTTTCTGCGACGATGCCATCGAGCGTGGCGGCCATCCAGCTGTGGACGGGATGGCGAATCCGCTTCTGAATGTCGGTAATGGTCATACCCGACGCGCGCTGGTACCAGCTCCGGTTGAGGTCTTCGGTGACGGTGCCGAGCTGGACGATCAGGTTCTGCGACAAATCTTGCGGCGCGATCTCGCCGCGCTTTTCGCGCCACAGCCGCGTGAGATCCTCCTGATCATTGCCCATGATGATGCGGGCATCCGAGCCGCCGATAAAGGCCCGCCGGTCGTTGGGGTTGAACTTGATGATGTGATGCGGCGCCTCGGCGCCGCCGGCTGCGATCGTGGCCACCGGTCTCTCCTTAGGTCTGACGCGGCTTGGCGCCGCACCGCCTAAAGCCCCGCCATCGCGAGGTGAGATACCGGGGCTGGGGCTGCCCGGTCCGACTCAGTAACGCTCCTTTCGCGGGGGAATGCCAGTGCTTTCTGCAGCAAATTTGCTGTTCTTTCGGCCTGAAATCCCTTGATATGTCAGGATGTTGGAGGGAGTTTTCCGGGTGTCGCGATCAGCACCAACCGAGGACCTCGGACATGGCGTCAATTCGACAAGTCGAAGCCAATCGCCGCAACGCCAAGCGCAGCACCGGCCCGAAAACGGCAGGCGGAAAGGCCAGGTCCAGCCAAAATGCGCTGCGCCATGGACTGGCGCGGAGCGCTATCAGCGATCCTGCCGAGGCTGAGAATTTTGCCGCCGCGATTGCTTTGGGATTCGGGCATCAGGTCACACCGGCCGCGGTCAAGGTGCTTGCAAGGTCCAAGCTCGCGCTGCTGCGTATCCGCAGCTTGCGGCAGGGCATGTTGGCCGCGCTTTTGGCGGACCCAAGACCGGCAGATCTAAAACGCTTTAAAGGACTTGAGCGCTACGAGCGCACCGCTTTGGTGCAGCAGAGGCGGGCGCTTCGGTTGCTAAGCGTCGAGCGAGGTTGATAGTCACTTGGCTTCGTTCTGCAGTTTCGTCCCATCGCCGCTATGGCCATGCTGCAAAGCTCCTCATGCGGCTCGGGCTGCACCACTGGGTGATGGAGAGGCTCGCCTGACGGCAACCACGCCATCAGAGCCAACTCAGCGTGTAATCGTATCCATTGTCCTCATACCCAAGCGCCTGGCTGATGCTGTCGACCTGGTCGTCGTGACGGCCTTGCGGGAAGGTCAATAGCTCCATCTCGAGCTCGGCCAGGAACGGTGCGTTGCTTGGAAACCACACCCGCCCGGCGGCAAATTTGCCCTGCTGGACGTAGAGCCGGCCGATCTTGTCGTGCTCGACCTTGATGGGATTGACGAAGCAATTGCCCTTGTCGCCGAGCTCCTGCGCCAGCGCAATTCCGGTGGAGGCGTCTTCGACTAGGACCTCGTGCGGCTTGAAGCGCTTGGCGAGCTCGAGCGCGGTGTCGCGGAGGACGGGATATTCGAACCGTCCGCGCACAAGATCCAGCAGGTAATAATTCCCGTCAACGACCAGCCACGTCGTACAGACGGACCAGTCATTTTGCGCGCCATTCTTGGCGGCCGTATCCCAACTCTGGATGATGCGGCAGCCCAGCACCTCTCGTGAGGGGACCTCGTCGTAGTATCGCAGCCAGTCTCGCTTGATCATGGCCCCGCCGGCCGGAACCGGCGCCTGCTGGTACTGCGCGGCGAACACGTCGGGCCCGAGCGTTTGGCCCAGCTTGCGCAGCGTCTCGATCGATTCATGGGACGGATGCAGCGCGTCACCGGCCTTCCTGAGGTGAAATTGATTGGGACCGATCGGGATCGCGGCATCGGTCTCGGCGATCGCGGGCAGGCTGAGCACCTCCCAGTCATCGGATGAACTGGCCAAAAAACCGGACAGATCGTCCAGATGAACGCGCTGCATCACCACGATGACCGCGCTGGTCTGCTTGTTGTCGAGCCGCGACATCAACGTATTCGTCACCCACTGGTTGATGCCGGTTCTCCGCGCCTCCGACTGCGCATCAACCGGCTTTTGCGGATCATCAATCAGGATCAGGTCGCCGCCCAATCCTGTCAGCGTCCCCGAAACCGATGTCGTCCTGCGCGAACCGCGTCGGGTCGTGATCAGCTCGGTTTCGGTGCTGCGCGCGATGCGCATGTCCGGAAACGCGCGGCGGTACCAGTCGGCATGCACGATCGATCGGAAGTCGCTGGCATGCTTGGCCGAGAGGTCGTCGCCGTAGCTGATGGAAATGATGCGGCGACCTGGCGCGAGCCCAAGCAGGAAGGCGGAAAATGCCACCGACACCGTGATGGATTTGAGGTAGCGCGGCGGCATGTTGATGATCAACCGGGTGATTTCGCCGCGGCGGACGCGCTCGAGCTGATAGGCAATTGCATGGATGTGCCAATTGGGCAGGAATTGAGCACCGGGGTTGAGGTGGAGAAAGCAGCGATAGACAAAGCTGACGAAGTCATTGCGCAGGATGGCGTACAACAATGCAAGATCGTGGGTGGTCATTCGGATTCTCCTTGTATCTTGGATTGCGCGTAAAGCTGTTGGGCGTAAGATTCCAAGATCTTGCGATCGTCCATATCGAGGACGTCGTTGGCGGGCTGCTCGGATGATGTTTCGAGCAACTGTTGGCGGTTGAGAAGGAAGGCGGCCGATTTGTCCTTGCCCTTCAGCGCGTCGTCCGCAAATCTGGTCAGGATGCCTTCGAGCACGGTGATCTTGCGCAGTCGTCCGTTTTCACGGATGTCGATTTTGCGGTTGAGAAGCTGGTTGATGATGGTCGCTTCGTTTTTGGATCCCTTTGGTCGGCCCTTCTTGTTACCGGATTGACCCGGCTTGAACTGGTGCTCGGGAGGCGGACGGCCGTAACCAACACCGTCGCCATGATTTCTTCCGGTGCGGCGCGGGCCTGATCGCTCACGCCGGCTCATGTGCCGCTCTCCGATGTTGCGGCGGAACGCTCAGCGGCGACTTCCTCGAACGTCTGTCCGGTAGCGGCAAGAACCGCATCGCGCCTGGTGACGTGCTGCCACCGGCGGATGGCGGCGTCGACATAGATCGGATCGATCTCCATGCCATAGCCGCGGCGGCCGACGCGCTCGGCCGCCAGCAGGGTGGTGCCAGACCCCAGGAAGGGATCAACGACGAGATCGCCGCGCCGCGTGCAGTCCTTGACCGCGTCCGCGATCAAGGCGACCGGTTTGACCGTGGGATGAACTGTAAGGTCGGCGAGACGGCCCTGGCGGAAGGTATTGACGCCGGCATAAGTCCACACGTTAGAGCGGTTGCGGCCATGGCGGCCGAGCTCGACGTTGTTGAGGTGCGGCGCATCGCCGTTCTTGTAGACGAAGATCAGTTCGTGCTGAGAGCGGTAAAAGCTACCTTGGCCGGCATTGGTCTTGTTCCAGACCACCAGATTCTGCAGCGGACCGAAGACAGTGTGTCCGGCGCGGTGCATTTCGCCAATGTGCCGCCAGTCCGTAAAAATATATTGGATCGCACCGTCTGCCGCATATTGTACGGCCAGTTGCATCCACTTCGTGAGAAAATCGGTGAACTCTGCCGGCGACATTTCACCTGACCCAACCGCAAATTCGCGGTGCTTGATCTTGCCACGGCCGAGCGTTTTGGAAATTTGCACATTGTAAGGGGGATCGGCAATCAGCATGCTGGCCCGATTGGATCCCATGAGTGCTGACCAATCCGCTGGATCGCGGGCATCGCCACACAGCACGCGATGCGGACCAGCCTGCCACAGCTCGCCCCTGCGGCTGATGGGCTGCTCGCCGATCGTGCAGGACGCGTCAGCTGAATCATGGTCCGAGTTGCCGAAATCGGCCATCAGCCCGTCGATTTCGGCCGGCTCAAAGCCGGTGATGTCGAGGGAGAGATTGCAGTCGGGCAAGAGCGAGGCGAGCTCACCGAGTTCTTCGGCGAGCAGCTTGCGATCCCAACCTGCGTTCGCCGGAATTTTGTTGTCGGCAAGCGCCAGCGCTCGCTTTTCCGCGTCGCTCAGCCCGCGCATTACCAGGACGGGGACGTCCTTGAGGGAAAGCTGCTTAGCCGCCTCGCAGCGGGCGTGCCCGGCGATGATGCGCCCATCCTCGTCGGCCAGGATGGGATAGGTCCACCCATAGCGCAGGATCGAGTTTGCGACTTGTTTGATTTGCTTCTTGGAGTGCGTTCGCGCGTTCTTTTTCGCGCGCTTGAGGGACGGGAGTGGCAGCAGCCGTATTTCACCCCACTTAAGCAGGTTGGGCAGTGGGCGAGCGTCAGTCGAGGCGGTTAATGCTTGTTTGGAGGGGTGAGACTTGCGTTTGGCCCGCCGGAGTTGGGCGGCCTCCATCGTGGCGAGGTCCAGGGTCATCGTGAGCTCCATTTTGTTGAACGAAGCTCCCCCTATTGCGCATCCTCACAACTCGCGCATCAATCGTGATCCAAGTCCGATTGTGGCAACAAAACGCCTCAAGCTGCTGCAGTCGATCGGAGGCGTCGCGTTCGGCGCGGTCTCGGTATCCGCATGCCGAACTTGCACAGTGCGTCGG